TTGTTAAGCAACCGTTGCGGTCGGCGTTCCGATTGTCTGCCAGCTCACTCCATCAAAAACCAGTCTGGCAGAATCACCAACATCATCAAAAGTGATAGTTGTACCAGCTCCCAGAGTAGCAGGTGTAAGGACAGAATTACCACCATCAGCTTTCATCATGATATCCATTTCCTGACCAATAACACCATCAGCCAGAGTCAGAGCCTGAACACCAGAAGTAGAATCAATGATGATCTTGTCCTTTGTTAGAGGGATAGCACCAGATGCCAGGATAATTACAGCACCAGAATCAGCTCCAGTTTTGTTGACCACGATCCAGTTGGTCCCATCAAATCGGAGAGTAACAGCATCTCCTACATCATTAAAGACGATAGCAGTTCCTCCTAAGAGGTTTGCAGGAGTGACTGTAACATCTCCACCATCGACAGACATGATAATAATTTTTTCTTGACCCGCCTGGCCATCAGCTAACGTCATAGCCATAGCACCCGCAGTAGAATCAAGGTATGTTATGGACGTTACCAAGCTCACAGCTCCTGCAGCAGTGAGGGATTCAGAGCTGTCTTTGGCAACAAGGATTCCAGTTCCAGGAGCATTCAGTTTAATTTTTCCAATTCCACCAGCAGCAGTGGTAGTTTCCCAGGTGGCTCCCTGGATAAGATCTGCATTTGCTGTGCTGGCATCTTTCCTGAATCTACCCAGAACATTCAGGGGAGATGCTTCAGCAGTGTGACGAAAATAAACCGGATCACCAGGAACAACTGACTGTTCCGTGTATACCCAGACCTCACCAAAGTCAATGATATTGGCTTCACGATATTGTTCATACAGATGTAGATCACTGGAGTTTTCAGCCCAGGCTGTGGTCATTTCAGTGATACCAAGAAAATCCTGGCCAGTAGCTGTAGGGAGCAGGCATTGATTGTCAGCAGTTCCTCTTACAACAGCCCTGCCAAAAGGGATTCCAGCAGCCAACTCTACAACTTTGGATGTGATATTGATGAGGCTCAGGTTTGCCCTCTGTCCTTCAAACGCAGCGGCATGTTCAGCCGTATATGATGTTTGTACTGGCATAATTATTCAACCTCCATTCCAAGCTGGTCCTTCATGTATCCCTGACGAGCGGAATCACGAGTGACTTTTTTGTCATCTTTCTTCTGAAAATCTCCAGCGAGATTATCCAAAGAGCCTTTTGCCTTTTTGAACTTCTCCACTGCCATATCATAAGCAGCATCAATATAGTCATTGGACTTGCCTTCCAGATTCATCTCTGGAAGCACATGGTCAATAACAGCCGTTTTGATATCCACCGGACAATCATTACACTCAGGCATCTTATCTCCAAGAATGGCCTTTGCATCTGATAGCAGGGTCGCTCGTTCAGAGACCAGGACATTGATATCTTCATCAGATAGCTGCTGTCCCTTCAATGCATCTGCTGTAGCCTCAGCTTTCTCCTTTGCCTTTTCCTCATCTTCTTTTTCTTGCTTAGCTTTTTTCAGCTTCTCTTCCATCTCTTCTTTTTCAGCATCATGGACAGTTTGCATTTTCTGGATTGCTTGGCCCAGCTGCTTGTTTTCGACATCATACTCGATGCCATCAATAGTTATGATCATAGCTTTATCCTCCTTATGATCCAAAGTTAATTTACAAGCTGACCCACAACGACCAGCATCCACAATTGCCATGTGGTTCGCTCTTATCCCTGTCTGAACGAACTCATACCCAACCCCATCATATGTTCCTGTTTCCTCCTTTAAAATATTAGAGTAACCAACTGAGACTTCCACCTTGCCATCTTTTATTTTTTTAATCTGGTCCCTATCTGTAATAGTAACCAAACCGGATAATACAGAACCATTTGGAACCACCTCTGATACAGTCCCTTTCTGTAAGTTTTTAACATTATCTACAGTCACCAATTCCGCTGGATGATCATCTGTCACCACCAAATTTTTATAGCTTGCTATACTATCTGGATGAAAGACTTCTTCTGCAGATCTCATAACTCCTATACGTTCCACCAGCCTATCTTTCAGCCCTAATTCAAAACCCATATAATACTGGACACCTACTCTAGCCAATGAGACAGGGGCAGTTAAAAAACCCGTAGTCTTATCCACAGTAACTTTTAAAGGGCTGCTATCACCTAAAATAAGGCCCAGAGCAGCTGTTTTAAGTCCCTTTTCTATTAATTCTTTTTCCATTACTGTACCTCTATTATAGGACTATAGGAGCAGCGACAATTTATGTCTGTAATCCCAGGTTGAATAAATTTACCGCAGGTTTTAGACCATGCTCCTTTTTTAAGTTCGTACTCAACCCCATCTAATTCCTTATGACACTGCCTAACCCGTTCATCATTACTTGTTCTATATATGCCTTTTTTAATCCCAAGGCTTTCTGATCTTCTAAGGGTGATCTGAGAATTAATTGTTTGAACTTCATTCCTTGCTATGGTTTTAATCCGGTTGACAAGCTTGCTATTAGCCCCAGTCTTGGCAGTTATTTCTTTTTGAATAGTAGAATATCTTGCCCCAGATGCCACCCCGTTATTTACAATAGTTTCCACTTGCTTCAAATACTCTTCTGGCAGGGACTTTATAAGGCTGGCATTTTTATTCACACTCAGGGCAACAAAATCCTCCAGCCCTTCAGAAGTAATTACAGAGCCCAAGTCAACCCCTGTAGCTCTGGCAATAGATCTATCAAATTTGGCCTTATTGGACTGCCCTACTTTATTAACCATCTGTTGGGATGTAGTCTTTGAAAAACTAGCAATCGCTGTTCCTGTGAATTTGGCATTTAATCGGTTAAAAATAACTTCTAGCTGGTCCCCTACTCCGTCAGCCACATAGGATGATTCGTTAGCCTTAATATATTCAAGCACTTCTTTCTTAACAGCAGCAATCAGAAGGGCACCAAGCTTGTTCATCTGCCTTCGATATTTGACTTCAATACCTTTCTGACTCTTAATAGGCGCTGCTATTTTTTGTTTAATCTTCTTCATCATCTTCTTCATCTGGCTCTGGTTCCTGACCAGATATGGGTGAGACTGGTTCTGGTTTTAATGCTTCTATTTCAGCACGTAATTCAGCAAGCTCTTTTTCTTCTTCAACCCTATTTTCATCTATAGAGACATAGGTGCCCCTCTCAGCAAGATTTGCCACTACATCTGATGGGTCTATTATATCCTGATCCAAATAAATCTGGTCCCTTTGGGCCAGCTGATAATCCACAGTTGCTTGTTCAGATTCAGTCATTTGTTTGAGCGGTTTAAATTCATATTCAAATTCTTTGTTTTGCTGTTTGGATGAAGCCATCACAATGCTATCCATCCAGTCTATAATAGGCCTGAGATCATTCTCTTGAAGGCTCTGGATGAAATCATAATAGTTAAGCATATCAGACTCACCAGTAGCATTTTGACCCGCAGGAGATATCCCCAGCAATCTAGTAACAGGGATGTTAGATGCACCAGACACCTTCTGAATAAATCGGTCATCTATTTCTGGCAGCTTCTCAAATGAATTATTTTTCTTGTCATATTCATCCTCTTTATCAAGAGCAATGCCATTAATTACACCCTTCATTTCATGTGCTAATTTCAATCGCTTAATAACAAGGTCATCGTCTCCCTCTGCTATTAAAGCATTTAAGCCATTTACCCTATACACATCCACGTTAGCTTCAAATACCAGATCAGAAATTGATTGGGAGACTACCTGGCTGTCTGAGATTGGGTCCCAAAGGGCAGTAAATATAGAATTGCCCCAGTAGTTCTGCTGCTCTAATTCCAACAGAGTAGTCATATCACCCTGCACCTTATATAATCGGGTATGATGTATAGGCTGACCAGATCTGGACACAGTATAGAACTCAGGATTGCCAAAATTGCTAGAGAGTATATCCCTTTCAATCTGGCTGGGGTATATATTATATCTATCAAGCACAATAAAATTCTTTAGAGTTCCTGGTCTAATCTGTTCTACAATAAGTGGTTCTTCCTGATCTTGGCCATCTATGATTGCTATAATAACAGCACCACCAAATACCCTAGCCCATTTGGATGCTAAGTTTACAGTACCTTTTACATCAAATTCTTTCATTAAATTTTCAATTTCTTCTTTTTCATCAGCATCTGATATCAGCAAAGTACGCCATTTTCTGGTGGCATCGTCAATTGGGATGTCTACTATTTTTCCTGCCAGCCAGTTATACACATATAGGTTATTGGCTACTGACTGAGTGATCCTAGTACCCATCTGAAATTCATTATAGCCTCTTGGATCTCTACTACCACCAAGACCTTTTAAGACATTTTTGAAACCATCTGACAATATCTTTATCGGATTTTTCATTAATAATCCTCAATTTACCTTAAAACAATATCAACCATTATATCAGCCATTACCAATTTTAACATAATGAAAATAAAAAGGATGCTTTGCACCAGAAGCTGTGACAATTTCAAATATAAGAGTTGCTCTAATATTTATACGAGTACCAATTTCAAATTTTACAGAAACTTTTGTATTATCTGAAATCTGGGGAATATAATCACTATCAATTACATCTGATGTTATATCTATTTCCTCTAATAAAGAATCCCCTGGTACTACTCTATCAAGATAAGCCTTAACTACCACAGAGTTAATTACTGAACTAGAAGGCAGCGCACCACTAAAATTAAAAAGAAAAGGCCCCCACCCATCTGTACAATAACGAATCTCAATATCCTCATGAGAGTTAAAATCCACAATATCTCCTAAGTTGGGTCAGCTACTTCATCATCAAAAGCAGGAATTGTTACAGTCCCACCTGATGTTAGTGTCTGTGTGGTGCAAGTTGTTACCAATAACAGCAAAGACCCAGTACACAGCGCAATGTGAGTTGCATCTCCAGTTGTAGTAATAGGCAAAGTTGCTTGTTGTGCTATAGTAATTTTACGACCACTTGCATCCCCGTTCGCTTTTGTAAAATCACCGCTTGTTAAAGTATGTGCAGAAATTAATGAAGTAGTTATCGCAGCAGCCCTGTCTGCAGGCTCTGATGTGCATATATATATTTCTGTAGCAGTTGCAATAATGTCTAATAATCCATCTAAAACTGTATCATCAACTTTCTTTGCCATTTATTAAATCCTCCTGTGATCCTATAATGAATGTTTTAAAAACATGCTTAATGTTTTGAACTTCTAAAACTATATTTTCAGGTACCAGTTCATCACCCTTCTTTTCCTCTTTCATGCTGTTCTCCTGTTTTAAATTGGTTTTATATTGAATGTAAAGGCTCTGGTTTTTGTATTGAATACAAAAGCTCCAGTTTTTGCTGTAAATTCTGTTAAATATGTTGTTGACGGAATTACTAATAATAAACTATCAAGTGAATGTGCATGTAAAAGATCATTTAAGGCCAAAGAATTAGCCTGAGTTAAACTGACAGTATCAAGACTATGATTATGAAGTAAGTCAGTCACAGCTAAAGTGCTAGCCTGAGTTAAAGTAACTGAGTCTAAACTATGATTATGTAACAAATCTGCTATAATCAAAAGGGATGATAATGATAAAACAATATCATCTAAATTATGATTGTGTAACAAATCATATACAGTTAAGATATTAGCTTGAGTTAAACTGACAGTATCAAGACTATGATTGTGTAACAAATCTGCTATAATCAAAGAATTAGCCTGAGTTAAAGCAAGACCCTCTAAACCATGTATATGCAACAAATCTGCTATAGCTAAAGTGCTAGCCTGAGTTAAAGTAACTGAGTCTAAACTATGATTATGTAAAAGATCATTTAAGACCAAAGAATTAGCCTGAGTTAAAACAGCTGAATCCAAGGCATGATTGTGTAACAAATCTGCTATAGCTAAAGAATTAGCCTGAGTTAAACTAACAGTATCTAAACTATGATTGTGAAGCAAATCTGCTATAATCAAAAGGGATGATAATGATAAAACAATATTATCTAAATTATGATTATGAAGTAAGTCAGTCACAGCTAAAGAATTAGCTTGGGTTAAAGCAAGACCCTCTAAACCATGTATATGCAAAAGATCAGATACAACCAGAGTTTCGCCACCTGCTATTTCTTCCATGACAACATATACGGACCCATTTGCCCACAAAACAGCATCGCTATCTGCATCTGTCTGAATCAGAATAATGCTGCCGTTCGCCCATCTTGGTTCGTTTATATCTGCCATTAAGAGATTACCATCATAGGGTCAATAAAGACCTGTCCACCGGATGAATATTTATAAAGACGGATCATAAAATAGACCCACCCTGTCCGGGCCGGGTTAATTGTCACTTCCACATAATTAGACCAGTCCGTTATTCCAGACCGTACCGAGATTGCCTCATCACTGTCTATTGTTGTGGTTTCTGTGTCTCCAGCGGCATCCATATATTCGCCGGTTAAAACAAGTTCTGATGCTGATAATGCAAAGGTTGACTGCACATAAAACCTGTATGTTTTAGAACTTGAAGCTGTAGCCCATACCCTGACCGCATCGTCATCCCATGCAATAACACCATGCGGATCATCATCAAGATTAGACTGCAAATTGGAAAGCTCCATCAAAGATGCATTTCCGCCTGGTCGTTGATCTGGAATTGGAGATCCAGCCCCGGCAGTAACTTTTGTCATATTCCCCATGACCTGAAATATTTTATACGCATCGAGAACGCCTTGATGATGACTTGAAAATAGCTTGTCAACATATCCAACATTATTGATTTTTGGGATTACCAGATTTGCCGGGATAATTCCGTCCCTGGCATATATTTTGCCTGTCTCTCGCAGATCTGTTGTGTTGCCAGAAAGATTTTTAACATAATTATGGGAGCCAGAAGACATAGCATCGCTACACCCGGATATAGTGGTTGCCGTGTGGCCTGAGCCAGAAGACATAGCATAGCCACACCCGGATATAGTAGTTGCTGTGTGGCCTGAGCCATAACGTATGGCATAGCAATAAAAAGTTGTGCCCGTCCCTGACGTAGCTCTTATCTCTCCGAAAATACAATCACTTCCATTCTCGACAATATTTTGGCTGGATGATGTTGAACTGTGCAATATCCGACAATTCCGAGTTGATAACCATATACTACTACCTGGGTTTTGGTCACTGTCTACTGTGGCTGATAAAACTACCGTCCCAGCATTAATCGTGTTTAATGTAATATTGTGCTGCTGATCGTAGTTCCCGGCAGTAACATTTGCCAGCACAACGGTATCACTAGTAGCCCATAAATCACCCGTTACATCATCCAAAACATTAACAGTCGCACTACCGGAGCTAAAGCCAGTGTAAAGAGTACAAGTGCCTGATCCATCAGCTGTAATGTCTACTATTTGCGTATCAGAGTTTCTTGTCGCTAATTTACAGGTGTTACCGGAAACAGCCCTGACATAATACTGCGTATCAGCAATCAACCCAGTTGGCAGGGTCCCGCTGGCTGTCATAACCATTACCAGCGTCCCGGCAGAAGGCGGAGTGGTACCAAGATCTATCATATCATTTACTGGGTCAACCGCTGTGGCTCCATTAAAATCATACTTGGTACCATAACACCGAAGCCTTGCATTAGTAGGATTTGCGCATCTCATTCTGACATCAAGATTATCGCAATCCAGCGAGGCTGTACCTTCCAGCATAATAACAGCGTCATTTGTGGATTGTAGGGCTGTGGTTGTCCCCCATGCACCGTCACTATTAGCAAGTATTCGGCCATTATTGGTGTCCGATGTACCAACAACATCCACGCCTGTTCTGAACTTCAAGGTTCCTGACTGACCATTTTTCCAGTACACCATGCCTGGAGTCGCGCCACCCTGAACTTCCATGCCAAGAAGCCCGGTCCATGCAGATTGATCCACGTCAACCTGGACCAAATGAGCAGGAGCAATAATGGCCTTATCACCGTCAACAGGGACAACTCCACCTACCCAAGTGGATCCTGCTGACCATAATCCTGATTGAGTGCTGGTTATATCAGCCATTTATTTTATCAACTCCTCTTTTTGAGCTTGAAGCGTTGCAATATCCGCTTCCAACTGCGCTTTTTGTTCTTCAAGCGTTGTAATGTCTTCAGGGGTTGCAGCTTCATTCTCCAACCTTCGGGCCTTGATGTCATCAATCGCAGAAATAATTCTTTGCTGATCAATTTCCTTTGG